CCGGCGCGACGTTCGACGATTGGGACATGTGGATCCGGCTCGCGCGGGCCGACGCGAGCTTCTGCTGCGTGCCCGTCGAAACGTGGGACTACCGCTCGGGTGACTGGAAGCAGATGAGCCGATGACCCACAGCCGACCGGTAGACTCCGAGCCCGTCCGAGCGCCTGTTCGCTCGGGCGACGCCCCGGCCCCGAGGTGGTCCTCGGAGCCGGGGATCGCTCTACCGGCGGGCCGCGGGGCATTCTAATGGCGATGACCGGCAGCGACGAGGACCGGGTGCTGTCTGACAGCGACGTGTGCCGGATCCTCGGACGCAAGTCGGTCGGCAAGCTCGAACTGTTGCTGACCGAGGACGCGACCTACGAGCGCGACGCGGACGGCAGCTGGCATCGGCTCAGCTCGGAGCCCGCGAAATGACGCATGAGCAGGCCCGTATGCTCGAGATGATCCGCCGCCAGCACGGCAAGCTGCGTCGCGTCCCGGCGGAATCGGCGCTCGGCGGTCAGCTGCTCGGCAACTGCGTCTCAGACAGCTACGCCTTTCAGTGCTGCGGCTGCGCGGTCGTGTTCACCGTCGAGCCGGACGGCGGAACGGACGTCTGGGAGCTCGTAGATTAGCCCGCGTGTCCTGGTTCTCATGGAAGGAGTGAAGATGGAAGGGTCCGAGGAAGCAACCTACGGAGGCGAGGCTCCGCCCGGCGCCGTGCCGGCGCAGAGCCCGTCAACGATCCCGCCGCAGGACGCGGCGCCTCTCGAGGAGGAGCAGACCGACGAGGAGCAGACCACCGAGGCGCGGCCCGCCGAGGAGGACGAGCCTGCGGAGAAGCCATCGAAGAAAAGCTCCGGGTCGAGCAAGTCCTGAGCTAAGGGCCGGAGCCGGGCGCGTAAGCCCCGGCTCCGGCCCTGCTAACCCCCATTCGCACGATCTAAGGACTGCAATTCGTAAATTAGGGCCGTGGCGTCCGAGTTGATCCTTCCGCCGGGAGTCGAGGTCGCGGCCACGCCGGCGCCGGAGGCGTTCCCGCCGGTCACGGGCCGCGGCGTGATCGTCAACGAAACCGACCTTCCCGACATGGTCGTCGAGACGTACGTCGAGGAGCACGCGAGCGTGCTTGGACTGTCGCCGGGGAACAGCTACTCCTACTACGTCGGGCAGGGGTCGCTGCTGGCCCGTCCGAAGTTCCGGCCGCCGACGTCGATCGTGGAGGAGATCCTCCTTGCCCGCAACCTCGCCGAGCGCGACGACGATGTCGGCGAGACGATCGGCGCGATGGTGGCGCTCGCGTTCGGCGAGGGGATGCAGCACGTCCACCCCGACGAGGTCGCGGTCGCGATGTGGGACAAGATCGGTCGCAAGGCGAAGATCATCCTCGCGCTGAAGGAGATGTACCGCGAGTACCTGATCGCCGCGCAGTGCACGACCGCGACGGTGATGAGCCGCGAGACGATCGGCTTCACGCCCCAGGGCGCGGACCGCCAGCGTTCCCGCAGCATCCTGATGCCGCACATCGGCGTGATCCCGTCAGAGCAGATCCGGGTGATCGGCAACGACCTGTTCGGGACCGCGACGCTCGCCTACCGGCCGTTCTCAGGCCGCCAGGAGCAGTGGCTGATGCAGTTCTTCAATCCGCGGACGACGGCGGCGCGCAAGGCCGAGATGCGGCGCGAAGATCCGATCCTGACGACGCTGCTGACCGAGCAGGTGGCGTGGGACGACGTGCGCGAAGGGTCGGTTTCGACCGTGTACGGCGACCCGGGCGACCCAACGATCGGCGCTTACGTGTACACGCTGAACCGCGCCTACGTCAGCCGGGTGTGCATGCCCAAGGGCCAGTGGCCGCACCCCCGCCCGCTGTTGACCCGCAACTTCCCGTTGCTTGAGGCAAAGCGGCTGCTGTCGATCATGGACTACTCGCTGCTCGAGGCCGGCGCGAACTTCCTGGTGGTCGCCAAGAAGGGCTCAGACCAGCGGCCCGCGCTGCCGGAGGAGATCGCCAACCTGCGCGACACGATCCGCCGCGCGACCCGCTCGGGCGTGATGATCGGCGACCATCGCCTGTCGATCGAGGTCATCACCCCCAACCTCGAGGAGCTGCTGAACCCCGCCAAACGGCGGCTGCTTGGCCGCAAGCTCGCGACTGCGATCCTGCGCCTGCCCGACTTCCAGTCTGCCGACGCGGGCTCGGGGCAGTCGGTGCTGACCGACACCGAGATCATCGCTCGCGTCGTCGCGTCTGACCGCGAGGATCTGCGGCTGCACGTCGAGGAGGAGATCTATGACCCGATCGCCGACCGCAACGGCGACAGCCTTGAGGGGCCGCCGACGATCTGGTTCCCGAAGATCATCCTCCAGGGGCTGCAGTACTTCACGCAGCTGATCCTCGGGCTGCGTGACCGCGGCGACATTCCCCGCCGCTACGCCGTCGAGGCCGCCGGCTTCAACTACCAGGCGGCCGTGCAGCAACGCAAAGCGGAGAAGGCCGCCGGCGACGACCGGGTGCTCACGCTCCCGGCCGGCGCGGTCCCGTTCTCCGCCGGCGGCGCTGGTGGCGCTGGCGGCCGTCCGTCCGGCTCGGGGCCCAACAACGGCGCGCCCGGCGCCCGGCCGTCAGACCAGCCCGCGACGGCGCCGAACCGCAACGGCCGTCCGCCCGCGCGCGCCAACGAGGAGGTCCGCGCGATGCTCGACGAGGACTCAGACCGGATCTACCGCGCCGGGGAGCGGACCTACGCGATCCTCGAGAGCTACCACGACACCCAGCACGTCGGCCGGATCACCAGCCATGAGCACGCGGCGTTGGCGCGGATCGAGGAGAACGCGTGCTGCGGCCCTGTCCGCGAAGGGCCGTTTACGGTGCTGCCGGTCAACCCCGGCCACGAGCTGTCAGAGCTGCACGCGATCCGGCTGCAGGAGGGCGCGTCGATGATCGTCGGGCGCACCGACTACGGCGCGGTGCTCGCCCGCGCGCTCGTGTTCCGCGAGCCGCGCTACTCGCCGCTGGAGGCCGAGGAGACGGCGCTGCGGTGGGGCTTTGAGGTCGCGCGCGATGCTGCTGCCGTGGCGTGACGTCGCACTGCGGATCGACGACGAGCGGGAGCCCGTCATCCACACGTCGCTGACGTCACGCGAAGCGAGAACGCTCGCCGCGCTCGCGGACGGCGGCGTGTGCCTGGAGATCGGCTCGGCGTACGGCTACTCGGCGATCGTCATCGGGCAGCGCGCCAAGAGCGTGCTGGCGATCGACCCGCACCGGGCGCTGGCCGGGTCGCTGACGGCGATGAAAGACAACCTCGCCGAAGCGCAGATGGCCGAGAAGGTCGCGATCTGCACGCTGCCGAGCCGGCAGGCGCTGCCGCCGCTGCTCGGACGCGACGTCCGCTACGACCTGGTGTTCGTCGACGGCGACCACCACTACGACGAGGTCGCGTTCGATCTTGAGCACGGCTGGAGGCTGGTCAGGCCGGGCGGCAATCTCGCCGTCCACGACTACGGCGAGGACACCTGCCGCGACGTGCTGGCCGCCGTGGACGACTTTTATGAGTCGACGCGGCCGCCTCGCACGCGGATTGTCGACACCCTCTGGATCGCGACGCGCTCGTAGGGGGGCGCTATCTGGCTGGTAGGCTTCTCCGCTGAAGGGCGCTGGGATCGAGCTAGGCCCGATCCCAGGCCCCTCGCGTTGCTTATCTCCTGATCTCGCGGACCAGAAGAATCAGCGCAAGCACGAGGGCCGTCCAGTCCTCATGGGACATGGATTGACCTCCGTACTTCACCCGTCCGGGATTGGACGAGCCCTCGGAGCCTATTCGTCGTCGCGGCGCTCGTAGATTAGGGGCGTGCAGACCGTCGCGATCACGCATCTGCGGGCCGGGACGATCACCGCCCGGGAGAGGCGCTATCTGCTGTTCGCGTGCTCGGTGAAGTACTACAACCTGCTGCGCGTCGCGACCGTGAGCGGCTGATGGACACCGCGATCGTTTTCGAGCGTGGCGACAAGGTCTACCTCGTCGGGCCGGTCGCGCCGATCGAACCCAAGCCGAACGAGCTCGAGGAGTTCGCGTTCGCCGACGTGATCCGCGACGAGGCGCCCAGCGAGCTGCTGCTGTGGCTCCGCGGCCAGTACGTCGAGGCCGACCTCCCCAACCTCAACGGGCAGATCTGGTCGAGCGAGGAGCTTGCGATCAAGAGCCTCAGCCCGAAGCTGATGCCGGTATCGGTGATGCACAACCCGACGCAGACGGTCGGGCTGATCGCCGACACGCGGCTGCTAACCCCCGACGTAAATCAGGTGCCACGGTCGCGGATCGACACCGCGTTGGCGGTCTGGAAGCACCGTTATCCCGACGTGTGCGAGGAGGCGGTCTACAACTACCGGCAGGGCACGCTGATGCAGTCAATGGAATGCCTGCCGAGCTGGTATGAGTGCGTGGAGTGCGGCAAGGCGTTCCCGAAACTCCCGCACGGCGCGGAGGCCGCAAACTGGTGCTCGCATCTGAAAGCCGGTGCGATCGAAACGGCTGCTGCAATAACGCGCGCCCCTCGTAGATTAGGGGACGTCACGTTCACCGGCACCGGGCTCATCTTCGGGAGCCGGGGTGCTACGGGAGCGTTCGAGAAGGCACATCTGGACACGCTCGCCGAGGAAGTCGCCGAGTTCCACGGGCGGGCGCAGACCGAGAAGCCAACGAGGAGAAAGCGCCGCATGGAAACGATCGAGATCCCCCGCAACGAGTACGACGAGCTGAAGTCCGCGGCCGCCAAGAACGGCGAGCTGACGCAGCGGATCACCGGGCTCGAGGAGGCGGCGGCGAAGGTGCCCGACCTGGAGAAGCAGGTCGACGAGCTGGAGATCGGCAAGAAGAAGGCCGAGGACGACCTCGCCAGCGAGCGGACCACACGCGAGGGCCTCGAGGAGCAGGCGCGCGCGCGGGCGCTCTCCTCCGAGCGGCTCGCAAAGCTCGGCGACCCGTTCAAGGCCAAGCTGCCCGACAGCGTCAAGACCAGGCTCGAGGAGCAGGCCAAGACGATGTCCGACGAGGACTGGACCGACCGGCTCGAGGAGCTCGCCGCGATGACCGGCGTCAAGCCCGACGAGCAGAGCGAAGGCGGCCAGGGCTCCGGCAACGGCGGCTCAGACGCCGGCACGTTCACCAGAGAGGAAACCGCCAGAGCGAACCTCGGCGGCGGCAACGGCAGCGGCGCGCAGGAGCCGTCGCGTGTCGCGGTCAGCACCGTCCTCGGCGGCCTGTTCGAGCAGACCCGTCCACAACGTCGCGAGCCGGCGCAGAAGTAGTCCGGCCAGAGGGAGAACTGACCCATGCCCAACACGTTCGGCTCCTTCCAGCTAACCACCGTCGCGGCCCTGCCGAACGTCACCGTGGCGTTCCCGGGCGAGCACTGGTCAGACGGCAAGGCCGGCTCGGCGATCGTTCCCGGCCAGCTGGTGATCCCGTCCGCGTCGGCGATCGTGGCGAGCATGCACCAGCTCACCACCCTGCGGACGTGGGTCGTCGCTCCCTCGGGCGCGCTGGACCCGCGGGCGGCCATTGCGCTGCGCACGGTGCAGATCCCCGACACCAACCCCGGGAACATCTACAACGAGCAGCTGACCCCGAACCAGATCATGAACCGCGTGATTCCAATCGGCGAGTACGTTCACGCGTACCGGTCGGGATCGTTCCACCTGACGCTCATCAAGCCCGACGCGACCTACCAGCCGGGCGACCTGCTGGGGTGGGATCCCGCCCAGGCCGCGTTGACCGGCAAGCCGGCCGGGTCGGGCGCGTGGGTCAAGACGGGAACGGCAGCCAACGCGCTGATGGAGGTCGAGGAATGGCGTCCGCTCACGTCCGATGCCACCCAAGGTGTCCTGACAGCCAGAACCCTGCGCGTGCAGGAATAGGAGGCAACTGATGGATCCACATGCTTTCGCGCTCCTGCAGCGAGTTCAGGCCGAGCCCGACGCGACCCGTCGCGCCGAGCTGATGGAGGAGTCCGCGACCGAGCTCGGCGCGCACTTCCTGCGCCACCACGCCGACCTCGAGGAGCTCGCGTGGGACATGTACAACGTGACCTGGCGCGACGTGCAGGGCGGCTACTGGTCGACGCCGGGCGCGGAGGACATCGTCCAGACGCTGATCGAGGTCAAGACGGTCGGCAAGGGCGACACCGACTTCATCGAGGAGGACGTCCGCGGGATGCGCGCGTACTTCCAGGGCAAGGGCGGTCAGATCCGCTCTGACATCCAGCGCGCCGAGCGGCTGACGATGCCGCGCGAGGAGCTGGTCACGGCGATCGACCTGCACGCCGACGAGATCGAACTGAACTTCTGGGGGACGCTCGCGTCGCTGCAATCCCAGGCGGCCGAGAAGGTCCGCTCAGCCCCGGCGCAGCGGCTGATCGACCTGATCATCACCGCGGTCGCGTCCGGCAGCACGTTTCTGACGGCGGCCGCGGCAACGCTCGCCGACACGCAGCTTGACCCGGTGCTCGACGCCGTCGCGACGAGGTCCGGCGGGATGGCCTCGATCTTCGGGACGCTGTCGGCGGTCCGCAAGCTCGCGAACGTCGGGCTGGACTTCGGCCCGGGGATGCAGGAGCGGATCTTCCAGTCCGGCACGATCGCGACCTACAAGGGCTACCCGGTGGTGCAGCTCGGCCAGTGGGAGGACTTCGAGGGCCGCAACGTCATGCCCGACTCGGAGCTGTACATCATCGGCAAGAACGCGGGCCGGCTGACGTGGTACGGCGGGCAGGCCAAGAGCCAGGTGCTGCAGCTGCCGTCGTTCTACAAGCGCTTCGAGACGGCGCGCGACGTCGGCATGAGCGTCTACGGCGCGGCTAAGGGCCGTGTCGGGCGTGTCGTCCTGACCTGACGCAACCGCCGACCGCCGATGTGACGCTCTGATGGGCACCCAGGGCCACGAGGCCGAGGTCTGGGAGCAGATCGCCGCCGATGGTGAGGGCATCGGTCACGACGTCGTGATCCGCTGGTTCCGAAACAGCGAGAGCGACAAGGCGGGCGTGCTGCTCTACCACCGCCACGCCGACGGGTCGGTGTGCGGCGGCTCGGTGATGTTCGACGTGCCCGGCAACCCGACCAACCGCCCGCGCTGGCAGGTGTCAAGCTGGGACCCGCTGACACTCTCGCCGAGCATCACCGACAAGACATGCTCCGAGGGACTGCATGGGCACATCATCGACGGCCGCTGGGTGCCCTGCTAGCCGCGGGGCGTGTCCGATCTGCGGCAAGCGACTGCTAGCCGCGTGCTGGACCGTCTGCTGCCTGGGTCCGAGAATTCGACGGTCAGGCTCGTAGATTAGAGCCAGGCAAAGCGACGATCTGGAGGCTGGCATGGAGCAGCGCGACGAGTTCGCAAACCGCACGCAGGGGTGGGTTGGCGTAATCAAGCTCAACCGCAAGGGAGACGAGCAGCCGACTGTCGTCGAGCCCCTCGGGCGGGTGTTTTTGACCGCCGAGGAGCAGGAGCTGACCGAGCAGGCGCACCGCCGGCGCGAGGATTCGCCGTTCGTGGAGCGGACGATCACGCATTTCGACCCGCTGACGCACGATCCCGTCGACACGTTCGTCGCGCCGCTGCTCGAGCGGATTGAGCCCAAGCGGCCGCGGCGTAAGCGTGCGACTGCAGCCGCCAAGTAGGCGATGAACGGGCTGACCGACATTCGCGTGCTGGTCCCGCAGGTTCAGCGCGCCGTCGAAGGTGTCGTGCGGGCCACCTGGACGCTGACCGTCGACGAGGTCAAGGATCTCGTCGCCGACGCCGCCGCGGACGTGGTGCTGTACACAGGCTCGTTGTTCGGCGCGCAGCTGGTCGTCACGCACGTCGACGACGTCACGCAGGCGCCCGACGAGTACGCGACGTCGGCGGCGCTGCCGCCCGAGCAGGCGGCGGTGGTCGCCGCGCAGGCGGCGTTGAGCTACTTCTTCTACCGGTTCTCGGGCTCGAAGATGTCCGAGCGGATCGCCGACGAGGCGTCGGAGTGGGAGTACACGCTGTCGCCGAGCCTGCTTGCCGGGCAGCTGCGGCTGTTGCAGGAGGAGCGCGACCGGGCGCTGAACTCGATCCCGCCGCCGATCGGCGGAAACGACATCTACGTGTCGTTTCTGGCGCAGCGCGACCAGCTGACGTCCCGGCTCGTTGAGCCGTGGGTGTACGGCCATCCGGAGGGCTACGGGATCAACGCGGGCGGGCTGGAGGGCGACTTTCGGTTCGACGCGCTCCCGACCGGCGGCGGCGACTGGTCCGGGGTGCCGTAAATGCCCGCGACGTTCCCGCCCGAGGCAACCGCGATCGGGCCGTCCGGACCGATCGGACCGGCGGGGCCAGCGGGACCGTCCGGGCCAGTCGGCGGCCCGGGCCCTCGCCGCCAGCTGTTCACCGACGACTACTACCCCGAGGTGGACGTCGAGGGCGCGCAGCTCGGCGACCTGTTCCTCTGCACGCAGGACGGGTCGATGTGGGAGCTCGTGTCGATCGACCTGGACGGCACCCAGCAATGGCAGACGGTCGGCAACCTGATGGGGCCGCCGGGACCGGCGGGACCGGCGGGCGCCCCGGGCCCCGGGTTCAATTTCAAGGGCGTGCTCGCCAGCACCGACGACCTGCCGGCCGCGAGCAAGTCAAAGCTGGCGGACGCGTACATGGTCGGCGACTACCTGTGGGTCTTTGACGGGATCCAATGGGTCGACGGCGGCGACATTCAGGGGCCGCCGGGAGCGATGGGCGTGCAGGGCCCGCCGGGGTCGATGGGCGTCCAAGGTCCGCAGGGACCGCAGGGTGACCCTGGCGTGCAGGGACCGCAGGGCGACCCTGGCCCGCAGGGCGAGGTCGGCCCGGTCAACGCGACTCCCGGCCCGGAAGGGCCTCCCGGCGAGCCGGGCCCGCAGGGTCCGCAAGGGCCGCAGGGCGATCTCGGGTCGCAGGGGCCAGCCGGTCCGCAAGGGTCGCAGGGTGACCTTGGGCCGCAGGGTCCGCAGGGTGACGTCGGCTCGCAGGGCGATCTTGGGCCGCAGGGGCCGGACGGGCTGCAGGGCCCCAAGGGCGACCAGGGCGACCCGGGACCGCAAGGGATTCAGGGGCCCGTAGGTTTGCAAGGCCCCTCGGGCACCGGCGAGGCCGGCGACCAGGGCCCCGCTGGGCCGCAGGGCGACCCGGGGCCGCAGGGTCCGGCCGGGCCGGCGGGACCCCAGGGCTCGCAGGGAACGAAGGGCGACCCGGGCGACCCGGGGCCGCAGGGAGCGTCCGGACTGGCCGGCGCCGATTCGACCGTCCCCGGACCTCCCGGCGCGCAAGGCGTGCAAGGCGCCGCCGGACCCAAGGGCGACACCGGCGTGCCGGGCGCGCAGGGGGCGCAGGGCAACCAGGGTTCGGCAGGGCCGCAGGGACCGCAGGGCGCGCAGGGCGCGACCGGCTCGCAGGGACTGGCCGGGCCGGCGGGATCGCAGGGCGCGCAGGGCGTGCAAGGCCCGCAGGGGCCGATGCCCGTCGTGCAGGACGAGGGCACCGCGCGCACGCAGCGCGCCGCGATGAACTTCACCGGCGCGGGCGTCACCGCCACCGACGATTCCGTCAACAACCGCACCAACGTCAGCATCCCCGGCGACCTCGGCGGCTCGAGCTCGGTGGCGTTCACGACCGGCGCCAACACGTCGAGCACGGCCACGATCACCCACAACCGCGGTCAGACTGGCTATGCGGTCGTGGTCACGCCGACGACGATGCCTGCGAGCGCCGCGACGCTCGTGGTGCTGAACAAGACCGCGACTACATTCCAGGTTCAGGGCTTCCTTACCACCAAGGCGGCGCTGACGATGAACTTCGACTGGCAGCTGACCGGCCCGTGATCACCGCCGTCGCCAACAGCTCGTTTGTCGCGTATTCGACCGGCGCGCCGACCGGCCTGGCCGGCACGATCGGCGTCCGGATCCTCGACGTGCTCGACAACGAGGTCGTCGCACGGTCTACCGACAACATCACGGAGATCCTGCCGGGCTCCGGCGTCTACAAGTGGGTGTGCGCCGGGCTTGCGTCGCCGGGCTCCTACCTGATCGTGTGGGACACCAACGGCGGCGCTCCCGCGTACACCGAGGAGGAGCTGACGGTCACCGCGCCGCCGATGACGCCGCAGGCAGCCCTGTCGGCCGCGCGCCCCTCCCCGAGCCTCAACGGGTTCGCTGACGCGCAGGATCAGAAACGCGGGCTGCTCGGCTCCGACGTGACGTTTCTGCAGGCGGCGCAGGTCACGTTCCCGCCCGGCACGCCGATCAACCCCGACACCAGCGAGCCGTATGACCCGACGATCGAGCCTGCCGCGAGCGCGCAGGCGTCGGCGGTCGTCCGTTGCGGCGTGTACTTCCGCGCGCTCGTCCGCGGCAGCGGCGGCGAGGCGGCGGCCGGCGCCGCCGGCTGGGAGGAAGTCACCCGGATCTTCGCGATCGCGCCGTATGCCGCCAGGCCGCAGATCGAGGGGTCGGTCGAGCTGATCTTCCACGAGGACCGGTTCAAGATCCACACGATCAAGGTCGACGAGCTGGTCACCGGATACCGGCGGATGCTTGTCTACGCGGCGGCGACATGAGCACCGTTACGCGCGAGGAGCTGATCGAGGGCAGCCTCATCCAGTACGTCCGCGAGGGGCTGCTCGCCCGCGGGTTTCCGCAGAAGGACTGGAAGCTGCTGGAAAGCTACCCGTATGGGCTGCAGACGCTTGACATCAACCTGATCGCCGCGGGTTTCAGCTTCGACGACGGCGGCCGCCAGGCGGAGCTCGGTTCCAACCTCAAGGAGCGTCAGCACACCGCCGAGTTCTTCGTGTTCGGGCTGACGAACACCTGGGCGCGGAATCTCGCCAACGCGATCAAGTTCTCGCTCGAGCAGGACGAGAACGGGATGGTGCCGCTGCGCGACGTCACCGACCAGCCGGACATGCCGATCATCGACCGGCTGTACCTCGACACGGTGTTCTCGCACCGCCAGCCGATCGTGGACCCCGAGCCGTGGCAGGAGTACACCTGGATCACGACCGTGAAGGTGACCGACATTTACTACCCGAACCTCGCGTGAACGATGGCGGAGTGGGTTCGCGGGTTCATCATCCCGGAGGTCGCGGAGGTGCATCTGCTGTTCGGGAGCGTGATCAGGACGGCCGAACGGGTGGTTGCCGCCACGGCCCGCACTCCGCTTGCGGCGGGGGCCGACGCGACGCTCGCTGAGCTGCGGCGCGCGTACCTCCAGTTCAACGACGGGCTGCGCGACGCGGCGCGCCGGGGGTCAGCCGAAGCGGTCCGTGGGATGCGCGACCGGTTTGACGCGACGCAAGTGCGGCCAGATACCGACTCCAGTCCCCACCTGCGCGATCTGCTCGTCGCTAAGCCGCTGTCGTTCGGGCGCATCCAGACGGGCTCTGTCGGGGTCGCGTCGGTGTTGTCGCTGGAGCGCGCGATCAACCGCCGCAGCCCGGGGTACGGCAGCTACTGGCGGGCGCAGGAGTACGGCACCGGCGGCGGCGAGGTTCCGTCCCAGATCGGCCGGGTGATCTACGGCTATTTCATGTTTGCCGGCGGCGCGGACGCCACTCCACCGCAGGCGCAGTATGCGGGCGGCGGCGGTCCGCACCCGATCTTCCAGTCGGCTGGCGGCAGCGTCAACTTCGGGCTGTCCGGCGGCCGTGTCGGCGGGGTCGCTGCCGGCCCGCGGGGCGGCAGGGGCGGGCTGGGGACGATTGGAACGGAGATCGCGCCGCGGCATTTCATTCGCTTCGGCGCGGACGCCGCGGCGGTCAGCTGGCGCGAGCGGATCGCTGCGGTGCAGGCCCGCGCGATCGAGCAGATCGGCGCGATCACCGTTCCGTGAACGCGCCCTGCGGCACTCCTGACCAGCGTTCGTAGATTAGGGACCAGCAAGGCTGGCTTCGCAAGGTGATGGAGAGCGTGGATCGTCAGCAGTTCGTCCACAGGCGTAAGGGCAGGTACATGGCTCAGATCCTCGAGGGTTTCGAGGACATGATCGAGCCGCACCTGACGTCGGCTGCCGCAGGCGACATTCAGGCGTTCAAGGGTCTGGTGCGGATGCGGATGGATGCGTTGGCGCACGACGCCGCCGATCTGCTCTCGCTCGAAGGGGGCGCGATCAACGGCGTGGCGCAGGAAATGAGAGATCGACTGTCCCCGACCGGACGACCGTAGACAAGGAGCCCGATGAGCATCCAAGCCGGAACGCTGATCTACGTTGGCGGCAACGCCGTCATCGACCGGCTTCAGACCGCGGGGCTCGGCAACGTGCGAGTGCCGGTCGACGTGGTTCGGGAGATCGGAAACCCGAAGATCGTCGACAAGGTCCCCCAGGACCCGGATTTCACGTTCACGATGGAGAGCTTCGACGTCTCCACGCAGCTCGAGGCGTGGCTGACCGGCCAGATCGGCGACGGCACGATCACGGGCGCCCCCGGCGCGGCTGATGCCGCCGGGACGGCGTACAACATCGACTCTGACCACTGCGACTACCTCAACGTCTGCTCGCCGTGGCGCGACCCGACGAGCTCGGCGTCGACGGTCAACTTCGGGCATCTGATCCCCGGCTACTACGCCAGGCGGATCCGCTACCAGTTCGGCGTCACCGACAACGCGTCCGAGCAGGTCGAGCTCAACGGCGGCTCGTTCTACTACCAGGCCGGCGCGCCCGTCGAGGAGTACTTCACTGGCAACGGGGCGAACAAGACGTTCACGTCGTCGAGCGCTGCGGTCCCGTACCGCGAGGGCGGCGCGGCCGGCACCACGTTCCGCTCGATCTTCGGCGTGTGCGTCGACGGGCAGCTGATGGTGCAGAACATCGACTACACCACCACGCCGACCAACAGCGCGGCGCCGGCGGCCGCGTCGATCACGTTCGTGAACGCCCCGCCCACCGGCCAGAAGGTGAAGTTCGCCTATTTCACGACCGCGGCCAAATCGTTCCCGCAGTCGGTGCACGCCTCGGCCGTGGTCAAGCCCGCGGCGGTCCGCGGCCGCAACATCTGCGCGTACATCGGCTCGGGCTCGGCGCGGGTGCTGATCCCGATGGTGCAGACCGCGAACCTCGAGTACACGGTCGACGGGACGATCGAGCACGAGTTCTGTCAGATCGAGGCGGTCGGCTTCAACGTCACCGGCACCGACGTGACCGGCGAGATCGTCAGTCGCGCCCGCGACGCCGCGCAGCTCGGCTCGCTGATCTCCTCGGTGTCGGGGGTCGCCGCCAGCGAAGTGTTCGGCTGGCTGAACACGCACACGGTCGAGCTTGAGATCGAGATTCACGATCCGAAGAACCCCGCGAACGTGCTCAAGACCCTGTACGTGTCCGACGCGATCTTCGACGCGCCCGACACCCCGGCGCGAGTCAACCAGCCGACCGACTTCACGTTCGGCTGGCAATCACAGTCGGGCAGCTACGTCGTCTACAAGGGAGCCAAGCCGTGATCGCGCTGACCGCGAGCCCCTCCGGCGGCGAGTTCGAGATCCTCAACGCGCTGCTGGCAGCGCACGCGATCACCGGCTACGACAAGTCGCCGGCGCGGATCAAACGCCATCTCCCCAAGCGGACGTCCGTTGCGGAGGTCACGACCGTGCTGCAGGCGCAGTCGGCGACCTACGTGCACGCAAGCGGCGGCAACTACAGCCTGACGACGGCGGGGCTGGCGCGCGCCCGCGCCAACTTCCCGCGCCGCTCGCCGGTTTACATCACATAGCGCCTCGGCGCGCCCTCGGCTCGGCGCCCCGGTTCGGGGCAGGCAGAAGTACCACAGGCAAGGCGATCAGAAGCGGCCCGTGCGGCCGCTTCTTGTGTTGGAGGCCAGCATGAGCATCACACCAGTCCTCAGCGACAAGCCCGAGATTCCAGTCCCGGCCAAGTCAGAGCCCGCGTCGCTGTACCGCTATTCGACGTGGGTGCATGTCGGTGTCGGCGCGGAGGGCTGCGCCGAGGTTGACGAGGCGCAGGGCGCCAACGGGTGCGGTGACCGCGCCCACTTTCACGCCTGGTGCCGGCTGCAGAACCCGTTGCAGCAGGCGGAGATCCGGGAGCGGGCGCTGGCGGCGAAGGCCCGCAAGATCCGCCAGCTTCGCGACCCGGCGACGGACGGCTACGAGATTCTGCAGGAGGAGTTCGAATCGCGAGCACGCGAGGGCGACCGCGGTCGCACCGCGGCGATCGAGGAGCTTTTGGAGCTTGACTACTGGCGCGACTACTACCAGGCGATGCAGGACGTCCGTCAGCTCGACGATCCCAACTCCGACCAGGATGACGCCAAGCGGTTCGCGCGGATCGAGGATGACCAGGCGCGGCTTCTGCGGCTCGAGGGGATGCCCGACGGCGACCGGCCGTCCGACGAGTATGAGGAGCTCAAACGCCACGTTGCCGCCTATCAGGACACGATCGACGACGAGCTCAAACGGATCAGCGACCCCAAGCGCGCGGCGCTGGAGGCGCTGGACACCGGCGGGCTGCTTGACCAGCTGCGCGACAAGCGGATCGACGCGGAATCCCAGCGCGAGTTTCAGCGCGTGTTCGAGATCCACCAGTGGCTGTCATGCGCCTACCGTCAGCCCGGCGGTGCGCCGGCGTTCGCGGACCTCGCGGCGCTCGAGCAGGCCGCCCCGGAGGTGATCGAGGGGCTCCAGGCGGTGTTTCTCGATCTCGGCCGCACGGCCCAGGAGGCGCAGGGAAATTGATCGCGGACGAGGCATGGGTGGACACGGTGCGCCTCGCCCGCGAACTCGGTGACGTGTCCGGCCTACTTCCGACTGGAATCGCGACGTTACGCGAGATCCCGTATCCGCTGTTGGAGGCGATCAAGGCCGCGCTGATCTTCCTCAGCTTCGAGGAGCTGCCGTCCGAGGACGTGCCGTCACGGTCGATCTGGACCGACACCCAGGCGCTAAACGCGCACTTTGACCGTGTCCGCCGGCGACGCGACGCGCGCTCCGAGGGGCGTGACGTCGAGGACGAGCAGCGCAACAGCGCCCTGGATCTGATGATCGTGGGCTGAGATGGCCGAGTTCATAGATCCCGCATCCCAGGCGCACCTCGACAAGATCGTCGCCGCGCTGGAGGGCAAGAAGGCCGAGCTCGACAGGATCCTCGCGCAGGCGAAGGAGTCGGTCGGGGAGCTCGGGACGGTGTCTCGCGAGGCGGCCGCGACCCAGCAGGCGCAGGCGCGGGAGCTGTCGGCCGCCGGACGGGGAGCGCGCGCCAAGAAGGCCGCTCCCGACGCGGAAGCGTTGCAGGCGCGGATCAGGCTGCAAGAGGAACTGAACGCGCTGATCCAGAAGGAAATCGAGCTGCGGGGCACGGCGGCCGGCGAGGTCAAGGCGGAGGCGGCCGCAGCGACCGCAGCGAACGCCGACCTGGTCACGCAGCTGGAGGCGCTCAAGCGATCCGGTGTCGGGTTCCAGACGGCCGGGTCGATCCAACGAGTGCTCAACACGCTGCGTACCGGCGAGATCGGTGGTGCGCCGGGTGCTCTCGGGACGCCGCAGGCCGCGGCCGCGGCGGGCGCGACCGCGAAGCTCTCAGAGGAACAGCAGCGCCTGGTCGCCAGCGCGCAGGCCGGCGCCGCCGCCGAATCGCAGCTCGGCGCGGCGGCGCAGCGAAACGTGCTGTTGATGGCGCAGGCCAGCAACGAATACCAGCGCCACGGTGCGCTGACGACCGAGTTCATCTCCGCGGCCGCGCGCGGGCAGGTGACGATGCGGGAGTTCGGCGAGCAGATCTCGCAGACGATCGGGAAGTTCGCCGGATGGACCGCCGCGGCGGCCGCCGTCTACGGCGCGCTCGGCGCGATCCAGGCGCTCGGTCGCGGCGCGGTCGACGCTAACTCCGGCGTGCAGTCGCTCACACGGTTCCTGCCGGACCTCGACCGCGCGCGCGCGGGCAGGCAGATTGGACAGACCGCGCAGCAGCTCAACGTGCCGGTCAAGGACGTCACCGAGGCCGCGAGCGCGTTCGCGCGCGTGTTCAAGAACCAGACCGACGTGTTCACCGCGACGAGGGTCGCGATCACCGCCACCAAGCTCGACAACATCAAGCTTGCGGACTCCTACCGCTACCTGACCGCCATTACCCAGGAATACGGGCTGGCGGCGTCACAGCTCCCCGGCCTGTTTGACCAGATCGAGGCGGCGCAGGCGAAGGGCGGCGTGCGCCCCCAGGATCTTCTTCCCGCGCTCGCGCGCTCCCTCGCGGCGATCAGGAACGCCGGCGGTGACCTGAACCAGGCGCTCGCCCTCGAAGCGACCGCGATCCGGCGGACCGGCCAGACCGGCAATGTCGTCGGCACCGCGTTCTCGCGCGGCGCCTCGAACTTCTTCCGGCTCCCGGCCTCCCAGGCGACCTTCCAGCGGTACGGGATCGACGCTAATAAGGGCTACACCGACGCGCTGATCAACGCGATCACCAAGGTGTCGGCCGGAGGGTTCTCAGGCGCTCAGGTGCAGGAGATCTCTAAGGCGTTCTTCGGGCCGCTGCGAGGCGGCCTGCTCGCCGGCCTGCTTCGTTCGGCCGACTCGCTTAAGCAGTTCGGGATTTCTACCGCCCCGCAGAACGCCGCCGGCCAGGCACAGAAGGAGCTCAACGACCTGCTCAAGCAGGCCAACGAGCAGATCAAGCAGATCGGCACCAACATGCAGGCGCTCGGCGCCGCGCTCGGGCAGTCCGGGCTACTCGGGCCGCTGGGGCTGTTCGTCAAGCTGCTCAACACCGGGCTGGACACCACGACGAACATGGTGCGCGCATGGAACGAGCTGCCCGGGATCGTCAAGGCCGTCGCGGGCTACGCCGCTACGGCGTTCGCGGTCCGCGCGGTCACCCAGCGCGCCGGGCTGACGAGCGCAATCCCGTTCCTCGGACGCAGCCCAGCGGCCACGCAACGGCAGGCGTTGACGAAGGGGCTGGAGGACGAGCAAGCGTTCTACCAGGAGCAGTACGCCGCAACGGCGCGCAGCGCGGCGACGGCAACGCTCTCCACGATCGCCGCGGAACGCACCCGTAACGCAGCGGTCGCCGGCGGCACCCAGCAGCAGATCGCCATCGAGGAGCGCAAGTATCAGGCGGCGCTCCTTCGCCAGCGTGACCTCGAGGCTGAACGCGACGTGCTCGCCGAGCAGACGCTCGGGCTGCAGGAGCGGATCAACGCGGTAACGAAGGATCTCAATCGCGGGTTGACGGCACAGCAGGCGGCCACCGCGGCGGGGATCGACTACCGGCTGGCTACGCTCGAGCGGGGGCGGGTGGTCACCGACGCCGTCGTCCCGGTTCCCCGAGCGCCGGCCAGCGGCGGCATCGGGGTGATCGGCGCGCCGGTCAGACCCGGAGCACGCGGCGGCGCGGGCGGAGCGGTCGGCGCGGCGACCGCGGGCGGGGTGCTGCTGCCGGCAGGCGGACAGGCCGCCCGTGAGTTCGAGGACGCTGCGCGGGCCGAAGCCGAGCGGGCCGCAGCTATCCAGCAGGCCGGCGAGCAGCAGACCAGGTTCACCAAGGCGATGGGCGACGCCGGCACGAAGGTCCGTAGTATCGCGACGTCGATCCCGGGCGCGACCGCGACGATCGGTGCCGCCGCAACCGCGTTCGGGGTGGCGCGCGAAGGCACCAAAGGACTCGTCGCCAAGCTCGGCGGTTGGGGCGGGACGCTGCTCACATTCGCGCTCGTTGCCGGCCAGATCGACAGCGCCAGCCACGATTTCAATGAGGCCAACCAGCAGGTCCAACGGTCGCTTGACGCCAGCGCCGACAGCTTCGGCCAGGCACGCCAGCAGGCCGCCAACACGCGACAGTCGATCAAGAGGCTGACCGACAAGGAGTCCGAAGGTCTGCTCGCCGGCGTTCCGCTTCTCGGCGGCATTGCACGCGCGGCGTCGGACCTGCCGGGGCTTCACCAGCTCAATCAGCTGACCGGCACCTACGACGCCTCCAACCTCGCCAAGCAGCGCAACGAAACGCTGAAGGCTTACGACCAGGCCGGCGAGCAGTCGGTCAAGGAGGTCGAGTCAGGCTGGTCCCAGCTTGAGCAGACGACCCAGGGGCGCCGCGAAATGTACGCCCGCCTGGACGCCGCCAGGGCGAAGATGAAGGCGTTCTTTGGCAGCAGCAAGGAGGGGCAGCAGGCGTACCACACCTTCGCCGTCGAGCTTCAGAACTTCTACAACCGCTTCCAGGCCGCCGGGAATGTCCTGCCGATCGACCCCAACGACATTTTCCGGCAATTCGAGACGCAGAATCTCGCGACGACCGCCACGCAGTTGCAGGGGCTCGCTGCTCGCACCAAGACCTACGGAACCTCTCGCGGGCAGATCGGCCAGCTCGCCGCGGGCTACCAGTACGTCGCCCAGGCGTACGCCGGCCGCACCGACGCGGACTCGCTGCAGAAGATCGAGGGCGCGCGACAGGATTTCCTGACGACCGTCCAGGACGGCGTTCAGCGGGATCTCGACGCCGCCAAGAGCGCCAGGACACCGCAGGCCGCGAGCGCACGCACCGCCGACGCGCGAGCGCTGATCGGCGCCGCGAAAGCGGATCTCGTCACGGGCGAGGCCCAGCTCAAAAGGCGCGTCGACGAGGCGGCGGCGTCGTGGCTGGCGGCGGTCGCCGCGTCGGGCGCGCTCAGCAAGCAGGCCCGGGACGCGTTCGAGCGGTTCTTTAACCTCAAGAGCCAGCTCGCGGCGGTCAAGAAGTCCGACGCGCTGACAAAGCAGCAGCTCGACCAGCTCGGCCAGAGCACGCTCGACAGCGACCTGGCGAAGATCGACACGCAGACGGCGCTGCGGACCTCCCGGGTCCAGGGGATCACGCCCGAGGCTGACATCGCCCGCAAGCAGTCCGATCTTGCGGGACTGCGCCAGAAGCTCGCGAAAGCCAAGGCCGAGGGCGCCAGCTGGCAGACGATCGCGGGACTGCAAACGCAGCTCAACAACGGCGTCCGCGATCTCCTCCAGACCCAGGATCAGTCCGCCGAGGCGCTCCTGCAATCCCAGAGCGCGCTTGCGACGTCGCGGATCACCGGCAGCGGGCCCGAGGTCGACGCCGCGCGGGCACAGAAGACGCTGCAGGGGCTCCGCGGCGTGCTCGCGCTGCACCAAAGGCAGGGCGCTAGCCAGGCGACGCTCAACAACGACCAGGCCGCGATCAACAATCAGGTCAACTCGATCAATCAGACCAACCAGCAGAACGCCGTGAGCCTGCTCGAGGCGCAGAACCAGCTCGCGACGTCGCAGATCGGCGGTATCAGCCCGGAGGCGAACATCGCGCGAGCGCAGTCGGTACTTACCGGCCTGCGCAGGGTAGCGGCCCTGCACCAAGCCCAAGGCGCCGGCCAGACGCAGGCGATCGTCGACCAGGCCGCGATCAACAACCAGCTGCAGACGATCGCGGGTGACGCTGCCTCCAACGCCCGCGCGATCACTCAGGCGCAAGGCGACCTCGCGAAATCGCAGATCATCGGCATCAGCCCCGCCGCGACGATCGCGCGGCTGCGCGAGGACGTCAAGGACGCCGCTCGCGTCCTCGCGGTCGACAGGGCCAACGCCGCCGGTCAGGCCGCCCTGATGACAGACCAGGCCGACTACAACAACAAGCTCGAGGCGCTCAACGAGGGGATCAGGTCCAACAACGAGCAGCGCGCCCAGGCGCTATTCACCCTCCAAGAGTCACAAACGCAGGATCCGGTCAAGCGCGCCCGGATCGAACTGGCCGCCGCCAGGCAGGCGGCCGCCGACGCGCTGCGCGACTCCGGCAAGAACAGCGCGCAGTACCGGACCGCCCAGGCGACCGTCAACGACAGACGCCAAGCGCTCAAGGATCAGATCATCACGGGCAAAGAGAACGACGTCCAGTTCCATCTCGAGATGGGACAGATCTCGGTGCAGACCGCGATCGACGAGTACCGCGCGCTGCTGAAAATGCACAACCTCACCAAGGCCAAGCGCCGGGAGATCCTCCAGCAGATCCACCAGTGGGAGACGCAGGGCTCCTCGGACTTCGGGGCGCTGAACCTCGGTTCGATCCGGCTCCCGACCCCGTATGAGATCCGCGCCGGGCTGCTCGCCGCCCAGAAGGGCCGCAACGAGGTCGCACCGCAAACCAACCATTTCAACGTGACCGTCAACAGCGAGGCGGGCGCGCACGCGTTCTGGGTAGGCGCCGACCGTCACATCAACGGCACCGGCAAGTCGGTGCAGCGCGCTCAGGGGGTCCGCTAGATGCCGATGAGCGCCCCCGCCGGCCGCAACGCCTTCGGTGACCCCGCCACCGGCGAGGTTGTGCTGTGGACCTGGAACCACAAGGAGGAGCAGACCGCCGTGCGCCAACGGCACATCGACAATCAGCAACCCACCATCGGACGGTTTCGCACCGTCCGCGCGATCCGCACCCAGGGCGCGTCTGACGCGGTCGTCTACAGGCTCGCTGGCATGTGCCCCACCCTCGCGCAACACCAGCTCTTTCTCCGCTTCCAGCAGCTGTCGCTCGCCCAGACGATCTACTTCTTCCACGCCGCCGGCGACAGGTTCGAGTGCGAGCTCTCGGACTACGAGCCGCAACGGCAGTACTTCATGAAGGGCGCCCGGGGCGAAAACTACCTGTGGGCGTACATCCTCCAACTCGACGTCATCAAGGAGCTCTGATCCGCTTTGGCAAACGCGCTATATGACGGTGGCCGCGAGGGGATCCTCGACGGCTCGATCAACGTATCCAGCGGCACCATCAAGGCGCTGCTCGCAACGAGCGGCTACACCCCCAACACGGCGACGCATCGCAACGTGTCCGACGTCGGCTCGGGCAACATCGTGGTCCGCTCGAGCTCGTTCACGTCAAAGACGGAAACCGCCGGCGTGTTCAACGCCGCCAACGTCACGTTCACTGCGGTCACCGGCAGCACGGCCGGCTACATCGTCATCTACCAGGACTCCGGGACCGACTCGACGTCGCGGCTGGTCGCGATCATCGACACCGCCACCGGCCTCCCCGTCACACCGAACGGCGGTGACATTTCGATCACCTGGGACACCGGGGCCAACAAGATATTCAAGCTATGACGGAAGGCGGGAGATAGGCGATGGCGCGCCTGCGTTACAACAATGCGCTGGGCACGCTCGGCGCGTCGCTCGGCTCGAACGTGGGCGACACCACGATCACGTTCGCGTCGGCTCCCGCGTTCGCGACGATCACCGGCAGCGACTACATCCCGCTTGTGCTGGACCCTCCCTCCGGGTCGTCGCCCAACGCCAGCTTCGAGATCGTCTACCTGACCGCCTACACAGCAGGTCAGACCACCGGGACGATCACGCGCGGGCAGGAGGGCACCTCCAGGGTGGCGCACTCCAACGGGGCGGTGTGGCTGTGCGCGTCGACCGCGACGAGCGAGGCGGCGGTCGATGTAAAGACGTTCACCTCGACCTCCTCGACCAACTGGATCAAGCCCGCCGGGTGCACGATGGTCGAAGTGGTGCTGTACGGCGCTGGCGGCGGCGCTGGCGGCGGCTATAACCAGCCCGGTACCGGCGGCGGGTCCGGAGCAGGAGGTGGTGGCGGCGCGTGCACTCGTCAGAGGTTCCGCGCTTCCGATCTTCCGGGCACCGTCGCTGTCATTTGCGGCACGGGTGGCACTGGCGGCGGTCCAGCCGTGTCCAATGCTTCCACTGGAACTACAGGTGGTGCGTCTACGTTCGGCAGTTACGCCGCTGCGGGTGGGGGCGGTGGCGGGCAGGGCGGATCTAACAGCGGCAGTCCTACCGGCGGCAGCGGCGGAGGGCAGAACGCAAATGGCACGATCAGCGCTGGCACCGCCATCGCGGGCGGCGGCAACCCCATCGGCACCGCGAAGGACGGCATCGGCGGCGCTGGCGGCGGTGCCTCCCCTGGCGGCAATGGCAACAATGCCGAGTACGGTGGCGGCGGTGGCGGCGGAGCACCGTCCAGCGGATCGCCCGGCGGCAACAGCATTTACGGCGGTGGCGGCGGTGGCGGCGCGGGTGGCTTCAGCGGTGCTGGTACAGCTCAGGCCGGAGCCGCAGGAGGAGCGACCGGCAACCAGATCGCCTTCGCTGGAGTGGGCGGTGTCGCCGGGACGGCAGGCGTAGGCGTGACCGGTACGGCAGGCGGGAACGGCACCGATGGCACTAGCCTGTACGGCGGCTCGGGCGGCGGCGGCGCGGGAGCACACAGCACGAGCGGCGGTTCCAACGGCGGCGCGGGCGGCGCGGGCGGTGGCGGCGGCGGAGGCGGCGGGGCATCAAGCGGCGGTACTGCCGGAACCGGCGGCAAGGGCGGCGACGGCCGCGTGTACGTGTACGCCTGGTGAGGCCGTGAGCAGGCTGCGGTATAACGATGCGCTGGGCACGCTCGGCGCGCCGCTCGGCTCGAACGTGGGCGACACCACGATCACGTTCCAGTCCGCGCCCAGCTTCAGCACCATCGTCGCGCCCGACTACATTCCGCTCGTTGTGGACCCACCTTCGGGACCGTCGCCCAACGCCAGCTTCGAGATCGTCTACCTGACTGCCTACGCGGCAGGTGCGACCACGGGAACGATCACGCGCGGGCAGGAGGGAACGTCCAGGGTCGCGCACTCCAACGGGGCGGTGTGGCTGTGCGGGCGGACCGCGACGAGCGAGGCGACGGTGGACGTGCAGACGTTCACCGCGACTGGCGCGGGTGCCACCTGGACCAAGCCGGCGGGCTGCACGATGGTCGAGGTCGTGCTGTATGGCGCGGGCGGCGGTGGTGGTAGTGGTAACGGCTCTGGCAATGCTGGTGGTGGAAGCGGGGGCGGTGGCGGCGGTGGAGGAGCTTGTACCCGGCAGCGATTCCGTGCGTCAGATCTGCCGGGGACTGTCACAGTAACTTGTGGCGCAGGGGGCACTGGTCCCGCGGGTACCACTGGTAGCAATGGAACTGCTGGGTCAGCTGGTACCGCTTCTACGTTTGGTACACATGCGGCAGCCGGTGGGGGTGGCGGCGGTGGTCCGGGTTCTGGAGGTGGGTATATCACTGGTGGTGCCGGAGGAAGTAGCGCTGCAAATGGGATAACAGGTAGTGGTACTGCAGCAATTTCCGGAGCCGGTAACCCGATTGGCGTAGGCAAGGATGGAGTTGGTAATTCGGGTGGGGGCGCTACAGCGAATGTCACAGCAGGTGGGAATGCTGAATATGGTGGTGGCGGCGGCGGATCTGGTGGGACTGCTGGCGTTGGCCTCGGGGTCGGTGGTAGCAGCGTTTACGGTGGTGGCGGAGGTGGGGGTGCTGGGGGAATCAGTGGTGGAGGCACAGCTGCTAATGGCGCTGCAGGAGGCGCAACTGGTAACCAGATCGGGTTCACTGGCGTTGGTGGTGTAAAAGGTACTGGTGGTGTCCAACTTGGTGGTGTTGGCGGTCCTGGCACGGATGGTACGAGCTTGTATGGCGGCTCTGGCGGCGGTGGCGGTGCTTCTACTACTTCTACGCCTGGCGGTGCTGGCGGTGCTGGCGGTGCAGGTGGAGGCGGCGGTGGTGGAGGAGGGTCGGCTTTTGGCACGGGTGGCGCTGGCGGCAAGGGCGGCGACGGCCGCGTCTACGTGTTCGCCTGGTAAGCCTGAGCGATGGCCTACTGGACTTACGGCGGGTTCTCTTACGGCGGCGAACTAGCTGTACCGGCGGGTCCGGCGCAGACGGTCACCGTGACCGGGATCCCGTCCGCCGAGGCGTTCGGCGCTTCGCGTATCGCGCACGCCCGGACGCTCGCGCCGGCCGGGATCGCCTCGAGCGAGGCGTTCGGAGCCGCTCGTGTCGCGCACGTCCTGTCGATCTACCCGGCGGGGATCGCGTCCGCGCAGGCGCTCGGGACGCCGACGATCCCCGGCGGCCTGGTCACGCTCCGCCCGGGGGGGATCGCCTCCGCGCAGGCGCTCGGCGCGGCGCGCATCGCGGCAACGATCAGGCTGGCGCCGGCCGGGATCCCGTCCGCCGCGGCGCTCGGCGCGGCGACGGTCGCGTTCGGGGCGATCCTCCCGACCCGGCAGACGATCGCGCCGGCCGGGATCCCATCGGGAGAATCGCTCGGCGCGGCGCTGGTGCTGATCGTCACCCCGAACGCGGTGTACCCGGTCGGGTGGGCGGAGCTCGAGCCGTTCGGCGTCCCGGCTATCTCGCTGCATCCGACCGTGATCCTCGCGGCCGGGATCGCCTCGGCGGAAACGGTCGGCGTGCCGTTGCTGCTGACGACCGCCGCGCCGTCGCCGCCGGCGCCGGGAGCTCCGCCGCGCGCGCCCGCCCCGCGCAACTATCTGATCGACCGGATCACCCGTGAGGTGTACCCGTGGCCCGTCAACCATGCGACTGAAGACGCGATCAAGACGCTCGGGCGCCAGCTGCAACGCTCGGGCATAAACCCCGGCGGGTTCATGATCCGCCAGCGCACGCACCCCGGGGCGGCGCACCTGGCGCTGCACGGCAACATGATCGACCGCACCCAGGCGCAGTACCGGACGTTCGTGCGGTTCTTCCGCGAGTGCGACAGCCGCACGTTTGACTACATCGACGCCAGCGGCGACTCCTACCACGTCGCGATCACCAGCTTCGACGCCCGGCGCAAGATCTCCCCGACACGCGCCGACGGCAGCTACTTCGAGTACTCGCTCGAGGCTGAGGTGATCGCCGTCAACCAGGGAGCCCTCGCGGGGCATGTGAGCTGACCGTGGCTTGGGTGACCCAGCATCTGATCGACATTTGGAACTCCGGCGAGTTCGTCGGTGAGAACACCCCGTCCGCGGTCGTGCAGGTACAGCTCGGCCATTGGGTCGACGGGTGGCTGCCATGGGCGGACGGCTCGGACCCGCTCGGCTTTCAACCAAGAGTCCACGCGCAGGTCTACGGGGAGGGGAACTACGGCGGCGATGCCCCCCACTCCGGGCACTGGTCCAGGAACTGGACCCCGACCGAGGGGTTTCCCACCGGGGTGTGGCACACCCTCCCGAACGTGGTGTCGATCAAGCGGACCAAGGATCTCTCCCAGAACGGGATCACCGTCCTGGAGATTGTCGTCGACGCGCTCGACTACGAGCCGAAAACCGGCGCGCTCGGCGACGCGTACCACATTCTCGTGCCCGGCGCGCTCGCTCCGGACCGCAACTACGTCTCCCCGAACCGCCCCGACCCGGGGTGGGAGCTGACGGCCTGGGCGCCCGCCGGGCAGGAAAGCCGGATTCAGGACAGCGTCGCGATCCGCGTCTGGCAGGGGTACGGCACCCCCGAAACCGCCGGTGGCGCCACACCGCCGGTCGATGGCGGCAGCAACGGCGCGTGGACGTTCCGGGGGATGACCGACCAGGTCGACATTGACGGCGAGCCCAATCAGATCACGATCACCGCCCGCAACGGCAAGCTGCTGACCGACCAGCGGGTGTTCCGCGCGTCCAAGTCGGTGCAGATCAAAGATCCGATCACGTTCTATGACTCCAACGCCGCCGTGGAGCTAAAGCTCGTCGGCTCGGGCGCGCACGCCAGCTCGGGGACCGACACAGCCTTCGAGGTGCTTGACCATTCGGGCAGCCAATGGGACATCGCCGCCGACCGTTACGCGACCCGGTGGCAGAGCGGCGGGGACATCGACGCCGGCTCGCTCGAATGGGTGGAGATCCGGGTGCCGCAGGGCAACTACAAGCAGATCTGGCTGCAGACCGAGCCGGGTCTGACCGCCTACGTCGGGATTTACGCCAGGCAGCTTGAGTTCCGCACGACCGCCAGCGACCGCGAGATCGTGCTCGAGCAGGACCCGCCGACCCGCAACGGCAGCGCGATCGACGAAGGCTGGGTCGGTGGCACCACCGCCCCCGGCGGCGGTCACGGCGGCTGGCCGTACATGACGACGGTCACGACCGGCACGACACTCCCCGCCATGTATTCGACCCCGACGACGACGCTTGACCGGATCGACCTGCACGGCACCTATGAGCTCGGCAAGCATTCGATCGTGCGGGTCGGGCTGATGCGACCGCACGGTGCTGGCGCCCCGGCGAAGGTCGGCGAGCTGCACGCCTTCAACAGGGCGGTCGACAAGCAGATCCTTCGCCAGCAGTTCATCCTCGTCGACGACGCCTCCGAGGTCGTCAAGGTCGTTTTGCGATGGGCCGGGTATGACTATTGGGACGTCGAGAAAGCCAACGTGCGACTGTCGGACGGCACCAACTACGGCCCCGGGGTAAAGGTCAGCTCGTCGGGCCGGCTGACGTTCAACCGGTCACAGACGCTGGTCGAGATCATCCAGGAGGTCGGCCGGCAGCTCGGCTGGATCTTCTTCATCGCCGATCCGGTCGACGCCAACAGCGAGGGGATCCCCACGTTCAGACGCGACTCCAGTCTGCTGACAGACAACCATTACATCGCCGCGGAGCTCGACGACTCCAAGATGCTCACCGGCCTGAAACGCAAGTCGACCGACGAGGACAAGGCGGTCGTCATCCGGGTGCGTGGCAAGACCGCGTCGGTTCGCGGCGGCGGCGTTCCCCTCGGCGGCGACAGCGTCCGCCGGATCATGGCCGCCTACTACACCCCGTGGTCGTTCGGATCGCGGATGGGCGGGATCCTGCGGCACATCGTCTACCAGGACGATCAGCTGACCACCTACGCGATGTGCCTGTACGGGTGCCTGCGGATCGCGATGCAGGCCGCGGTCGCGATGCACACCGTGATCGCGGAAATCCCCGCGCATCCGCTGATCGAGCTTGACGACCAGGTGACGGTCCTCGACGAGCCGACCGCCACCAACAGCCGGCTGTGGGTCGTCACGTCCGAGGACACGATGGCGCTCGGCGAGAGCGCCTCCTGGCACCAGACGCTGCAAGGGGCGCTGCTCGACAGCCGCGACCTGCAGGACGTGATCGCACAATGCCTCGGCAACGCGCCAATGACGTGCGGCGCGCCCACCGGCCCCCCCGAGTTTCAGGTCGTCATCGACAGTATCGACTGGAACCACGTCCAGAACCCATACCGCGTTGCTGATGGCGCGGCCAGCTACAGCGGCTACGCCAGCCCGGTCCTTGCCGGCACCACCCGGCCGTCCCGCAAGCGATGAGCCAGTACGTCTCCACTCACGCGCTCGAGCGGTCGATCCGCGCGATGTCCACCGGCGCGCTGCTGTCGCTCGACGCCAAGCGCACCGACCTTGGCTACGACGCCCTGCAGGAGATCGAGCACCAGTTCCAGATTCCAATCTGGGGGATCGCCAGCTCCGGCGTCGGATGGAGCACGTTTGACGTGCCGTTCGACGTGCAGTTCTTCTTCGCCCCCGAGCAGCGCGACTCGCCGCTCGCCGTCCCGCACTTCTCCTACGGGCCCGTGGTGTCCGGTGTCCCGTCCCCGGACGGCGCCAGCGCCGACCCCAACAACCCGGACTGCCTCGTCGCCGTGTTCTGCCAGGTGGTCGAATGGTCGCACGACGAGGCGCTCGACGTGACCGACGGGGCAAGGGTCGGCGTCGGGGTCAGCACGATCGGCAGCGCCGTCGACGTGCGCTTCGACGGGTACGTTCACCTGACCTTCCAGGGCTACGGGAACGTCATCGAGGATCTCACCGACAGTGGCTGATGCCGGTCATTCTTGAGTTCATCGGCTTCGACACCGACCCGATGCCGCCTCGCAACGGCACCGTCCAACAACGGGATTGGGTGCGCAGCGCGATGGCGAAAACCAGCTATGACTTCGCCGACTGCCAGCTTGTCGTCAACGTGCAAGTGCGGTGGGAGGATACGCTGCCGGCGGCGGCTGACCCCGACACCATGTGCACAGTCGATATGGGCACCGACAGCGATGGCGCGCGGAACTTCTCCGTCGTCATCTACAAGTGGGCGGACGACCCGGCCGCGCCGGGGAACGCCGGAATAGCCGACCTGCGCGCCTACTACGAGCAATCGTTCGTTCACCAGTTAGCCCATGTCGTAGTGGACGGCATTGTCAAAGACAGGTACGGCGGCGGCGACGGCTACATCACCCGTTTCACCGGCCAGTTCTGGAAGCGGGGCACCGACCATCAGTACGGCACCGTCGATGATTGGGGCGGCCCCGGCATCGCCTGGGCGGACTCCATCGAGCAGGCCGTTGCCGAATGCTTCAAAGCTGGCTTCTACACGGGCACGCTGGTCGCTCCCGCCAACCGCACGAACTGGCTGATTGACGAGGGCGACCTGCCGCTCGGCGCGCCGCCCGGCTCGCCCGGCGGCCTCTGGTTGAACTTTGTGCACACGTTCGGATACGCCCTCGCGCAGCATTACGAGGTTGTGCCGTGGCAAGACCTCGACACCGTAACCGCCCCGGGCGAGTGGGGTCCTGACTTCCCCCGTGATGCCACGTTCTGGGGTTACCCAACGCTCAGCGCCGAGGGCGGGATAACCACTGACATCAGTTACACGGCTGGGCCGGACGCGCTACAGGGAATCACGACCCTGGTTCACTCCGGTCCCGGGTTCAGCCTGGACCCGTGGATGATGGCCGTCCTCGTCCAGGGCTGGGATGTCACCCAATCGGGGAACTATCGCATCACCATAAAACTAGCGGGCGTACCGGGGCACGACCGCCTCGGTGAAAGGGGATATGCACAGTTCTATGTTCCCTACCACGCTGCCGGCACCGACCCGGTGAGCGACACGGACTGGGCTGCGGGACTGTATAACGTCACAAAGGACACCGACCTGAACCCCGCGTCGGTTCCGCTTCCCGACTCCGGTGCGGGGACCACGGGAGCGCGCGGGCTTTGGATCGGTGTGATGGGCCACCCCAACGGTGATTGGGAGGCGGGGTACTGGATACCGCTCGACCCCACAACGGGTCACCCGTTCGCGGACTCCGCTGACATACCAGGGTCCATGCCGTCCTTCATGGAGCCGTTCGCTGGCCCGTCGTCAGGGGGTAAGACCCTGTGGGCCGGACCCAGCGCCACCATGGGCGGGGCGGATCGAAGCGCAGCGCAGGCGATCGTGCAAGTCGACTGGTCTGCAGCCGGGACCTTGGACCTCGGATATGCGGCATTCGGCCCGATGAGCTTCGCGATTTCGCTTGGCGGCACCCTCGCGCCAGCGAGCGTGCAACCGCCACTAGGCCAGCAGCAGATCGGGGGCGGCTACCTGTTCGGCGGGGACTACGGCACGCCGTACGTGCCCAACGTGCCGTACCCGTTTCACGGCGGCCTGAATCCCGGTAGCGTCGCCGCGCTCATACTCCCCGGCGGCGTGCGCCACCGCCGCCGGATCGTCGGCTCCGCGACCGGCACGGCGGCGGGCCTCGCCGGCGTGAGCATGGTGGGTGCCGGCGAGCCGCCCGGCAGCGTCAACGCGCTGAACCAGAGCCACGGGCAGGCCGGCAGCGGCGACGGGCCCAGCGGGATCGTCCGCTAGGCGGGCTGCTACTCTACGGGGCGCGTTACCTCCGGACGTCGCGTCGTCGACGTTTTCGGTGGAACTTGCGGCCTCGGGCAACCGGGGCCGCTCGTTTTCCAGCCTCCCCCGGGCGTAGAATCGCCGCGCGATAGGTAGCTGGCTGGCGACCTCCCGAATGCAGTTCCCCGTATG